CATCTACCATCCAGTAGGTTTGAAATATGCAGTATCAACTGTAAACCCAACAAGATCAGTTCTTGAAACTGTAGGCTCTTGGTCGAAAGTCTACGAAACAAAGAATATCGGTATCGTTCGCGCTACTGTAGTTTCTAACAACGACTAAAGGTAACAAATCATGGCTACTCTTTTTGAATTACAAAATCCTCCTTTTGGTCAATTAACAAAAACTAAAGTTATAAAGACTGAAAATGGTGCGCATACATTAACAACTGCTGAAATTATTGAAGGCATAGTTGATGGAACTCCAACAGGAAACAGAGCAGTAACAACACCTACCGCAGCAGCTATCATTTCTGCTTTAGGTCAACAAGGTGGTGTAGGTCAAACTTTCGAACTAACAATTGTCAATAAGGCAACTTCAACTCATAAGTTTACTTTGACTGCTGGTACTGGTGTCACTATTGTTGGTGATGCTGAGGTAGCGGCTGCAACTTCTGGAACTTTTATTTTTAGAGTTACAAGTTCAACTGCTGTTAGTGCATTCAGAAAATAAATGGGAATCGCAACATTTAGGCGATTAAGAGAACGTGAGGCTGCTAAACAAAAAGCGGCCTCTGTTACTCCTGTAAAAAAAACAAAGCCAAAAGCAAAGAAAAATGGCAATCTCAATAGTAGCAACAGTCGGTAGTGCATCAGCTAATAGCTATGTCACATTAACTCAAGCACAAGATTTTATAGATGGGCTAACTGAGTCAGATGACGTAGTGGCATGGGGAAATAGTACTGACGATCAAAAAAATAGAGCATTATTTACAAGTACTCAGAGGATTGATCGAGAAAATTTTTTAGGATCTAGGGTAAATAAAACTCAGGCATTACAGTGGCCGCGCAGTGGTGTTCGTGTTCCAGATCAATATAATCATTTATATTCTCTAAGTTTTCCATATAGGATTGTTGACGATTATTACACAGATACAGAAATACCAGACAGAGTAAAACATGCTCAAATACATTTAGCAGTTTATTTGAATAATAATAAAGATGGATTAGGTTTAAGTGGATTAGAAGATTTTCAATCGTTAAATATTGGTAATATAAGTTTAACTCCTAACTTTTATGGAAGGGTTGGTATTGATCGTATTCCGCCAATAGTGGATCATTACTTAAATGGCATTAGAATGGGCGGGACAGCAAACTTACCAATCAAGAGGTCTTAACAAATGGCATACGAATACCCAGCAGCAACAATAATTAATGATACTAGTGCAGTAACAGGTAGATTCGGTAAGATCGTAGCCTTAAATGATACTGTGATAGCAACAATAGTTGCTGAGAACATAGACGGTGACTTAACAGCTATAAACCTCGATGCAACAGGTGAAATCTGCGGAGTGATAACAGGAATAACACTAACTAGCGGAACTGTTATAGCTTATAGACTATGAGCATTGCAAAAGGAGCTATTAAAGGAATTAGTGCAGCTATGCGGGTTGTTGGTGGAGCTATTACTTATAGAAGGATCACTACGGGCATCTACAATACTGCAAGCGGTGACATGAGCGAAGTTGCTACAGACTTTACATTAAAAGGAGTTGTAAGCAATGTAACGAGATCTGAAATCACTGATTTAGTTTCAAGTCAAGACAAACGATTAACTATCTCAGCTGGTGACATTAGTTTTACTCCGACTACCTTTGATCGAGTAGTAATTAGCGGCACAGAATATAAGATCATTGAAATTAATACTAATGAACAAGATAATACAGCAATTAGTTTTGACATTTTTCTGAGGTAACAATGACTAGGAAAATAGCTATAACTCAAATACCTGATGTAATGGAGGATGCAGTGGTTTTATTAATTGCTGCAACAACATCAGAGTGGACATCTAGAGTAAAAAAAGCTACACCAGTAGTAACAGGAAGATTACGTAATTCATGGCAAACAAAATTTGGTAAAACAACTGGAATAATTACAAATAATTTACCTTACGCTGAACCTGTATGTTATGGAGAAAATTTACCACCCTCTTGGGGTAATAAATATAGAACGAGACAAGAAACAGTTGCTGGATTTCCTGAATTAATCGGTAAAGAATTACAAAAATGGGCATTAGACGAATATGAAAAAATAAAAAGAAAATTATAATGGCAGCAATAAATTTAAATACAGTAAGAGCAACTATAGAAAAACGTCTTGATGAAGAGTTTAGAACAGGTCAAGCCGTACCTATAGTTTTTAATAATGTTCCTTTCGATGCATCTACCACAGATTTATATATTCAATGCGTTACTAGCTTTGGTGAAAGTCAATACCTTACACAAGGAACCAATACAACTGCAACAAATAATGTTGTTGGGCTTACTATTTTTAATATTTATTCAAAACAAGGAGTAGGAGCAGGCAGTAATTTTGATATTTGCAAAAGACTTAGGGACTTATACAATAGGATTACTATTTCAAGTGTTATTTTTGATGCACCTATTGGACCCGAGATATTACAATCTAGTCCTGAAGGCAAGTTTCAGACTCAAATCAGAATAACATTTACAATTTACGAGGATCTTTAATCATGCCAAAGCTTGTTATCACAGAAGAAATGCTTGACGCTATCGAAGCTGTCAAAGGTGTAAGAGATTCAAGAATGTGGGATCCAAATTGCAAAAGATATATGGAGAGTCAACAAAAATCTAAAAAAGATGTAAAAAACTCTGAAAAGAGTTAATATGTTTATAAATATTTCTTTTTATTGTCATGGCAGCTATTAGAGGTGATGTGGGCAAGATTATGTTTCATAATGCGGCTGGAACTGAAGCCGATATTGCTGGAACTAGATCTTGGTCATTATCAGTTTCAAAAGATACTTTAGAAACTACAGTTCAAGGTGATACTTCAAAAACTTTCGTTGGTGGTCTTATCGCTGGTGAAGGTTCAGCAGAATTGATCTATGACAATGCTGGTAATTCAGACTATCTTTCATTTGTTGAGGACATATTAACAACAGGTGATGCTGGTGACGCTTTATTTGAATTATTTCCTGATAGTTCAGCTAGTTCTAAAAAATTAGCTTTTTCTGGAATCATTACAAGTGCTGAATATGGCGCAACTCTTGGAGAAACACAGCTAATTAATATTTCATTTATTACAACTGGTGCAATTACTTCAGATATTTAATATATTTTAATTATCTCGCATTTATTTTATGGCAGAAAAAAAGACTCTTGACGTTTTAAAGGAAGCTTTTGACCTTTCTAAAAGACGTAAATTTGACGTTAAAAATGATGACGGCAAAACAGTTTGCAGTTTATATTTCAAGGCTATTACAAGGGCAGACAGAGCCAGAGCAACACAAAGGGCTGGCAGTGACGACCCTTTAGTTGTTTCTACACATATGCTTTGTCAGTTAGCAGAGAATGAAGATGGCTCAAAAGCATTTCACCCAGCTGACTTTGCAAACTTACATAATGAACTTCCAGAAAACGTACTAAATGAAATTGAATTATTTTTGTTTGGTGTAAATCAAAACGCAACTATTGATAACGCAAAGGAATCTTAAGGGGGGATAACTGGTTAAATTTTGAGTTTTTCCTTGCAACAGAATTAGGCAAGACAGTTAGTGAACTAAGGACACAACTCACAGAGGAAGAGTTGATATTTTTTGCTGGATACTATGAATTAAAATCAGACAGAGCAAAGAAAGAGGCAGATGCAATAAGACGCAAATCGAGATATAGTTAAAGGAGTTATTGTTTAGTTGTGGCAGTTTCAAACGTAGAACTTAGAGTAGGAGCTACGCAAGCCATAACAGCATTAAAGAATGTTAATACTCAGGCACAAAAATTTAATCAAACTGTCAATGGTACGAATAGCAAGTTAAAAGATGCTAATAAAACTTTGCCAATGCTGTCTAAAGGTTTTTTTGGAAGTGGTGTTGCAGCTAAAGGGGCGGCTGTAAGTTTTAGAACTGCTGGTTTAGCATTAGCTACAGCTTTAGCACCTATTACTGCTGGTATTACTTTAATAGCTGCATTAGGGAAAGTTTTCACAGATTTATCTGCACAAGATTTTGCTAGCGCGAAAGTTAAAACTTTAGGGGTAGATGTTGATACATTAAAACCAAAATTAGCTTCATTGTCTAATGAGTTAAGCGGACAAGTATCTGCATTAGAACTATTGTCATCATCTTATGATGTAGCTTCAGCTGGTTTTGGAGAAGTAGCAGAACTCTCAGATGTATTGAAAGCTTCTCAACTAGGTGCCACTGGTGGATTTTCTGATCTTGCTACTGTTGCTGATGCAACAACCTCTGTCCTTAATGCTTATGGTCTTGAATCAGATAAGGCCGCAAAGTTGGTTGATGGATTTATCCAAACACAGAATGACGGTAAAATTGTTGTTGATCAATATGCACAACAGATAGGTCGTCTTGCACCTATAGCGGCTGGTGCTGGTGTAAGTATAGATGAGTTAAACGCTGCAATATCTACTGTCACTGCAACTGGTGTGCCTGTTGAATCTACCTTTGCTGGACTGCGACAAGTAATTGCATCAATACAAAAGCCGACCAGTGAAGCAGCAAAAGCGGCTGAAAAACTAGGAATAGATTTTAATGCTACTGCTCTAAGTAGTAAAGGATTAAGCGGGGTTCTAGCAGAAGTTGTCGAGAAAGGTGGAGCAAGTGAAGAAACTCTTGCCTTGTTGTTTGGATCTGTTGAAGCTAGAACTGCAATTTTACCTTTATTAAATGACCAGCTAGTTACTTTCAATAAAAATTTAGATAATCAGGCAAAAGCTCAGGATACTGCTGCTCAAGCTGCATTTACAGCACAGAATACAATACAAGGACAACTAACAAGGCTAGGTTCTGCTTTTACAAATCTCACAACAGAAGGCTCTGAATTTGGAATAATAATAAGAGAATCTCTTAAAGTAGCCGCAGTTACAGTAGAGGCTTTAGGTGCTGCATTTAAAATAGTGTTGGCTCCAGCTAGGGCTGTTATTGCTGCGGTAGGACAAATCGCAAAAATAATTGGAGAAGCTTTAGGAATAAAAGCTACTAATGTTTTATTTGATTTAGAACAAGGTTGGATAGGTATAAAAGAAGCAATAACAAAAGCAACAGACCAAACAGTATTTATTGGAAAAGTAATTGGTGGAGTTGTTGGCAATGGAATAAAAGTCATTGCTGGGTTTATTAATGGGGTAAGAGAAAGTGTTGGTACTTTAGCTCAAAATATTGTTAGCTTTTTTAGGCAAGCTTTTGAAAAAATTGTAAATCTCATACCAGAACCATTAAGACGTTTGCTTGGTGGTCTTGAACTGCCTGAGATAGATTTAAATATCAAAGGTATACAAGACTTCGGAAAAGATTTTCTCAAAGGTGCTCAGAATAATTTAAATGAATTAAAAGAAGGACTGATTGAGTTTTCTGGCGTTGAAAAAGAAATTACAGAGGAAAATAACAAACAAGTTGATGCAAAAAATAAAATTGTTGAAACAAATCGTCGTATTAAAAAAGAATTAGATGAAATTAAACAAAAAGAAAAGAAGGTTAAAGCCGAGGCAGACAAGATAAAAGAAACATTCAGACAAATTGGTGAAAGCGTAAGAAATGATTTAGTGTCTGGTCTAAGAGATTCAATTACTGGAGCTAGGTCTTTCGGTGATGCCATGAGAAGTGTATTAGATAACTTGAAAAACAAACTTATTGACCTTGCTCTAAACAAAGCTCTTGATGGCATAGGTGGTGCATTAAGTGGTGGAAAAGGTTTTGGAGGGTTCTTAGGTGGATTGTTTGGTGGTAATAAAGAAAGGGGCGGCAGAGTTTCTGCTGGTGGTGCTTTTGTTGTTGGTGAGAGAGGACCAGAGATTTTACAGATGGGTTCAAAAGGTGGCAATATTATTCCTAACAGTCAACTTGGTAAAGGTGGAGGTACAACAAACGTCGTAGTCAATGTTGATGCCTCTGGAACTTCAGTTCAAGGCAATGAGCCAGATGCTAATGAGTTTGGAGAGCAAATTGCAGCAGCAGTTCAAGCTGTAATAATTAATGAAAAAAGAGTTGGAGGTTTATTAAGCTAATGGCAGCTTTTCCTAT